TGGAGATGATGCACAGGACTGGCTTGCATCGAGAATATACAAGCTGACTTCTGGCACTGATTCACAATTCAAGCAGAGCATAGGTGTTATCAACTACGAGGTGATTCCAAGTGGCTACATCAATGAGATTAAAAGCCTAACGGCAAACTACGAATTTGCTTGTGTGACTGTCGACTTTGATGTGCAAGTGATCACAACCACAGAGGATGGCTGCTACGACATTTGTGCAACAGGCGACATTCCGCTTCCAGACTTCCAACCTTGCACACCATGCTTGACGGAAGTTGCTGTTGATGGGGTGACAATCACCGGCAACGGAACTCCTGCGGATCCATTGGTGGCAGTTGGTGGCGAAGGTGGTGCGATAGCAGTGGAGGATGAAGGCGTTGAGGTGACTCCGATTGCAACGACATTAAACTTTACAGGCGAAGGAGTAACGGCATCACTGACATCGCCTGGAGTGGTTGAGGTAAATATACCAGGCGGAAGTGGTGGCGGAGTTGCATCGGTAACAGGCACAGGACCCATCGCATCGAGCGGCGGAGCAAACCCAGACATCAGCATCAGCCAAGCAGATGGCAGCACTGACGGATACTTGAGCTTATTAGATTGGAATACATTCGATGGCAAGTTCGATGTGCCAACAGGCACAAACACGGACTACCTTGATGGCACAGGAACACCGACTGCATTCCCTGCAATACCAACAGGCACTGTTACCTCTGTCGACCTTACGATGCCTGCTGCATTCTCTGTCACTGGCAACCCAGTAACATCGAGCGGAACATTAGCGGTTGCAGCGGCAGGAGTTGCAACGCAGTATATCAGAGGCGATGGGCAGCTTGCAAACTTTCCGACATCAACGGGAGGTGGCGCATCAGTTAGCTACTACCTCAACGGCTCAGTAAGTCAAGGTACATTTGGCGGTGTGGCAATGCGTGAGATTAACAAAGTGCCAATCATTGGAGCAGGAACAGATTTCACTATCAATGCAGATGGCTATATTCAGTCATTCATAACCGATGCCAACGATCCAAATCAGTTGGAGATTCCGGCAGGTAATTGGAACTTTGAAACTTACTTCAGCGCATCAAGCAACGGAGGTAATCCAAGATTCTACATTGAACTTTATAAGTGGGATGGGGCAGCATTGACATTGATTGCATCAAACTCAGCAACACCTGAGAATATTACAGGAGGCACAACGATTGATTTATACTTAACTGCATTGGCAGTACCACAGACAACACTTGCTACAACAGACAGACTTGCAGTGCGATTTTATGTGATACATAGTGGGCGCACAATAACGATGCACACAGAGGATAATCACTTGAGTCAGATTATTACCACCTTCTCCACTGGCTTGACTTCGCTTAATGGACTGACTGCTCAGACTCAGCTGCTCGCAGTTGGAACGGCAGGCACTGACTTCGCGATATCATCCACAACTGCGACTCATACCTTTAACCTACCAACTGCATCAGCATCCAACAGAGGAGCATTAAGTGTTGCTGACTTCAACACATTTACAGCCAAGCAGGATGCACTTGTAAGCGGCACAAACATCAAGACCATCAACTCGACATCATTGCTTGGCAGTGGCAACTTTGCCACTCCATTCGAGCTTGTTGTTGCTGCATCAGATGAGACTACTGCGTTAACTACCGGAGCAGCGAAGATAACTTTCAGAATGCCAAGGGCTGTGACATTAACAGCAGTAAGAGCATCGCTAACAACTGCTCAAGCAAGTGGTAGCATCTTCACAGTTGACATCAATGAAGGCGGAACAAGCATCTTAAGCACTAAGCTGACAATCGACAACACCGAAAAGACAAGCACAACGGCTGCCACTCCTCCAGTGATCAGCGATAATGCTCTTGCAGATGATGCAGAGATTACCATCGACATTGACCAAATTGGTAATGGAAGTGCGAAAGGATTAAAGATAATGTTAATCGGAACATACGCATGAGTTTCTTAGTCAATCCATATTCTTATTCTACTGGATGCGGTGATGCAGATGCAGTTGCATTCTTAGCAGCGGCAGGAATCACAGATGCAACTATCACATCAGCTGTTTGCACATTGGTGACAAACATGAAAATAAATGGAACTTGGTCGAATTGTAGTGCGATTTATCCTTTTGTGGGTGGAACAGCTACAACACATAAGTTTAACCTTAAGAATCCTGCTGATACAAATGCTGCATTCCGCTTATTATTCTCAGGTGGATGGACTCATTCTGCAAATGGAATTTTAGGTAACGCATTAAATACATTTGCTAATACATTCTATAATACAAATCCAATTGCATCAGGGCATTTATCAATTTATTCAAGAAGCAATTTAGCAACTGCACAATCGGTAGACTTAGGTGCTGGAAGTATAGCAGCAGATAGATATTATATAACTGCTGGATTGACAAATACAAATTCACCAACTGCTGGATTTGGAAATCCTGCTGTAGCATCAACTGGCTCTGCATTAGGATTTTTTACTGGAACAATTATAAGCAATACATCAAGATTGTTTAAAAATGGAATTCAATTAAATACATCTGCTGTTCTTATAAGCACTAACATTTCGACACTTAACATTGGTAGAATGGGAGGTGCAAATTCTTTATACACAAATAGACAATTAGCTTTTGCAACTATCGGAAGCGGATTGACACCTTCTGAAGTAGCATCAATGTACACCGATGTTCAAGCGTTTCAAACAACCTTATCTCGTCAAGTATAATGGAAGTTCACCTACTCACAGAAGAACAAGCAGGATGGCTCGATGGTGTCGAGTTTGTTGCTGATAATTACTTCAACCCAATCCAAGATTCAGATGGCAACTGGATAATATCAATCGAAGAGGTCGAGCAGTCGTCACTCGATTGGGTTAAATTCTTACCTTTGATAACCTACAACCCAAAACTAACAACATGGCAGGAGTAAAAATTACCGACTTAGAACTACTAACTACACCAGTAGCGAGTGACGATTTGCTTTACATCGTTGATGTTAGCGATACATCCGAAAGTCCGCAAGGCACAAGCAAGAAGATTGAGGTGGGGAATCTTGCATTAATTGAAAGTGGAACATGGACACCAGTAATTACAACAAGTTATCAATCATCAGTATTGTTTAAAGCGTTATATACTAAATTAGGGGATTGTGTTAATTTCAGCATAAATTTTAGTTTAACTAATGTTGCAAGTCCAATACTTTTCGGAGATACATTTTTTACACCTCCTACTGGATTAACTCCTACAACCAATTTTCTTGGTTCAATGTCATTTAAAACTAATGTATCAAATTGCAACTCAAATGCAACATCTTATACTGTTGGAACAGATGGAACAAGTATTGTTCATTCAATGATTAATAGTTCAGCTTTAACTGGATATAACATCATCATTCAAGGCACTTACCTAATCGCATAAAATCATGGCAGGAGTAAAGATAACCGACTTAACACCACTTGCTACGGCAGCCAGTGGAGACCTATTATATATCGTTGATATATCCGACACAACGGAATCCCCTCAAGGTACATCGAAGAGCATTGAGGTGGGGAATTTGGCTGCTAATGCAAGTGCTGCATTTGCACCTACTTTAAGTAGTTTAACAGATGCAATTGTATCAACTGGAGGACCAGATGGAATGTATTCAAAAAATGGGAATGTAGTAACATTAACATTTTTTTTAAATATTGAATTAGATTTTACAATTGCTTTAACTGGCACTTTAAATTTTACTTTGCCATTTGCAATTGGTACTGGTACTGGATATGGAGTCGGAGTTGTAGATACTGAAGAAAATATTAATGTTACAATTTCTGGCAATGTTTTAAAAGTTAATACTGATAATTCATCATTAGTTTTAGGCTTGACTCCAGTATATTGTACTATGCAATATATTATCATCTAATGAAAACCTCTGACAACGGCCTGCGCCTCATACAGGAATTTGAGGGCTTGCGCTTGACCAGTTACCTATGCAGTGCATCAGTGCCCACAATTGGCTACGGCGCGACCTACTATGCAGATGGCAGCAAGGTAAAACTCGGGCAGACAATCACTAATGCTCAAGCTGGGCAACTTCTTAAGGATCATGTTAAGGAGTTTGAGGCAAGTGTTATTGGATTGCTTAACACAACCAAGGTCAATCAGAATCAGTTTGATGCTCTTGTAAGTTTTGCATTCAACCTCGGTGCTGCAAACCTTGCAAAGTCTCAGCTGTTGCGGTTTATCAAAGCCAACCCAAACGACCCGAAGATTGCAGCTGAGTTCGCAAAGTGGAACAGGGCAGGCGGCGAGGTTTCAACTGGGCTTGTAAGAAGAAGAAAAAAAGAGGCGCAACTATACTTTACAAAAATCGTTTGACAATTATGGCCGCAAGAAGAGTCAATAAGCCCAGGCAAGTGCTCGATATTTTTATCAAGTATTGGAGGCCGACAATTGGCTCATTGGTGATTCTCTCAAGTGTGTTTGCGCTTATCTTTAAGCAGATAACCACAGAGACTCTTGCAGCTATTGTGGCCGCAATGGTGGCAGCAGGTTATATCCCTAAAGCAAACGACAATGGATGAAGGAAGAGACTCAACGTATACTACAATTGACGAGGGCTGCGTAGTGGGCATTGGGTGCAAAGTCCATACTCATCATCACACAATTCATATCGAGCCGCAAATCGTTTACCAATCGATGGTGAAATTCACTATCTTTGGCAAGCAATATTGCACTAATCAGTGGGGGCAAACTTATGAGCTTCCTGCCGATGAGCCAATACCAGAGCCGACTCTTATGCAGCAAACCTACGCAAGCGATACAATCACACCAACCACATCTGCATTCTTGCTTGCTCCTAAGCCAGAGGCAAAAATAATCATTAAGCCTCGCACTGAGTTCGCCGAGTACAAGCCGACAATGGATGGGCCTGTGATGGGAACGCTGCTTGTGTTTACAATTTACATCACTGCACATTGGGCATGGAACTCAATGTCGGCATGGAATAATCTATATAGCGAACTCTCGGCATGTCTTCGCTCTTCATCTTAGAAAGATCCATTGACCTCTTTTATGTGGTCACAGACCTTGAAGGTAAGATATTCACGAACAATGAACTGTTCAAGAACTATGTCAGCCATATCAAGCCAAACAAGATTACTGATATCATCAGCATCGAAGGCGACAAAGCAGACTTTATCGAAGCCATTAATAGAGCTCGCAAGCATTCGCCTGAGCCTTCAAGAGTGTATGCTCGCACAAGACAGAAGAACACAAGCGACAGATATAATGTTTGGAATTGCTTTGCGATTGATGACACTTTACACTTTGTTGGCATCCAGATAGTCGATGTAACTTCAATAAGCTCGCATGAGCATGAGCGGCAAAAGAACCTACTTGAGGAGTTCCGGTTTATGCTTAGCCATGAGTTAAGGCAGCCACTGACCAACATCGCAGGACTTGTGCAAATGCTCATTCAGCATCATGTGGCAGATGATATTGATCGCAAGGAACTGCTCGGCATGATTAGTTCATCAGTTAACAAGCTTGATGATGCCATCAAGGCATTGGTTAAAAAAGCCGCTCGAGAATTATGACAGACCAAGAAGCGGACGAGAGACTTGTTAAGGTTGCCGCTTGGTACGTCATCGAGCGTGAGATGCCTATATGCGTGGCATTGCAAATCCTGCAAGCAGAGCTCAATGACAAGCGACTATTCTGGGAATCATCAAAGACATTGATTAAACTCATTCAAGATGGCATCTGTACGTACTGAGACGATTTATTTGGGCGCATTGATTGTGCTCTTGTTCTTGTTGCTAAAAACTTGCGGAGAAAACATCGCGGATGATTACCGCCTTAAGCACACGATTTATGAGGACAGCATAGTTATAGCCTCGCAGAAGAAGATAATCGCACAGGCGG